TGGATTGTTCTATTGCCCATACGTTCCATTACAAATGGTTCGTGCAGTTGACCAGTTCACATTCCAACCAAAAATTGGATTCAAGACTCGTTACGGTATGGTTGCTAACCCATTCGCACAAGGTCTTACACAAGGTTCTGGCGCATTAAATGCTCGTACTAACGTGTACTACAGACTGTTCGGTGTAAAAAACCTCATGTGATAAGTCATTGATTTTATTGATAAAATTACCATAGAGTAATATTTAAAACAGGAACTTCGGTTCCTGTTTTTTTATACATAAATACATATAATTCTTAACCTTTTTTATTATTATGAAACCTACTTATCTTTATATTAAACAACACAAAATTACCAAATTAAAATATTTTGGCAAAACAACTAAAGATCCAAACAAATATTTTGGTTCAGGCAAACATTGGATTAGACACATCAAAAAACATGGACTTGAAATTGATACTATATGGTACCAATTATTTACTGATGAAAAAGAAATGGTTGATTTTGCTTTAAAATTTTCAAAAGATAATAATATAGTTGAATCAATTGAATGGGCAAATTTAAAAGAAGAAAATGGATTAGATGGTGGATTTGATAAAGGTTGGTGGTCGGAAGAACAAATTGAACATAACCGAAAAAAAGCTAAGGAAAGATGGGCTAATGGAGTTTATGATAAAGAAAAACTTAGACTTTCTCGTATAGGATTTAAACAACCACAATCACAAAAAGATACATTATCTAAAAAATTATCTAAAGAATGGTTAATAACTGATTTACACGGTAACCAATTTACAATTAAAAATCTTAGACAATTTTGCCGTGAAAATAATTTAGACCAAGGAAATTTATCTAGAGGTTCATACAAAGGTTGGAAGTGTGTTAAAATAGAGACCTAAATACTTGTATGACTGCACTTAATATAACTCCTCAAAATACCAATTACTTACAAGCGTCAAAGTTTATATTAACTTTTGACAGAATACCTACTGTTCAATATTTTTGCCAAAAAGTAAATTTGCCTGGCGTTTCAATGGGTAAAGCAGAAATAACAACACCGGTATTAGACTTGTATGCACCGGGAATTAAACTTTCTTATAATGAGTTAGATATTACATTTACAATTGATGAAGAATTACAATCTTGGATTGAAATGTATAAGTGGTTTATGTCTATGGCATCACCAAATAGTTCTGATAGAAATAAATTATCAGCACAACAAAGTACTAGAGCTTATGGCCAACAAAGTTATTCCAATGCCACATTAACATTATTGACAGCTTTAAACAATCCTCTTATTAGAGTTACTTTTTATAACGCTTTTCCTGTAACATTATCAGATTTAAATTTTGATACCGAATTATCGGCTGATAACATTTTAACAGCCACATCTTCTTTCAACTACGATTACTTCGAATTCACCACGGCTTGACACAGTAACATCGTTTGTGTTACTGTGTAATATTAACGTTAATTTATTGATTATATTATGGAAACTTTAGAACAAATACTCGAATTGTGGAAGTCAGACGCTGAAATAAGCCAAACGGAACCTGGCATAGAATTATTAAAGATTCCAAAACTTCACAACAAATACATCACAATACTAATTAAGCATAAAATGGCTGCCAAGAAGGCTCATTTTAATTATCTCCGTATGCGTAAAATTAAGATTGATTATTATGGAGGCCGACTAAGTAAAGATGACCTTGCAGAATATGGTTGGGAACCATTTCAATTTGTTCTTAAATCAGACGTAAACGCTTATTTGGAAGCAGACGAAGATTTAATCAAGTTACTCGAAAAGAAAGTATATCACGAAGAAACGGTATCTGTGATTGAATCTATTTTAAATGAATTGAAGCAAAGAACTTGGCAAATTCGTGATTTTATATCTTGGGAACGGTTTATAGGTGGACAATAAAGAACACATAATTATCTCTAAAGTAAATGAGGTATTTTTAAAAATAGAATGTGAGCGTGGCATTGCTAGAGAATTGCACGAACATTTTTCTTTTTTTGTACCAGGCCACACTTTTGTCCCGGCTTATCAAAGCAGATTGTGGAACGGTAAAATATATTTGTTTCACTTACACAACTCACAAATCTATATTGGCTTATTGCCATATCTAGAAAAGTTCTGTAACGATAGAAAATATACTTATTCACATGACCTTGTAGATGATGATTATCCAGTTTATCATGCCAATAAATTTATTGAAGATTTAGATATTCAATCTAAAGGCACTTCAATAGAAGTAAGAGAACATCAATTAAATGCTTTTGTTCATGCAATGCGTAAACGTAGAGCGTTACTTGTTTCGCCAACTGCATCAGGTAAATCTCTTATCATTTATTTACTATTTCAACAGTTATACAAATATCAAAATCTTAAAGGCCTTATTATTGTTCCTACAACTTCTTTAGTAGAACAACTATACACAGATTTTGAAGATTATGCAAGCGATTCAATGAAATCTTTAGTACATAAAATATATCAAGGAAAAGAAAAACAGTCAAGCTTGCCTTTAATTATTTCCACATGGCAATCTTTATACAAACAACCAAAAGAATACTTTGAACAATTTGATTATGTAATAGGTGACGAAGCACATCTCTTTAAAGCACAATCTCTCACATCAATACTCACTTCTTGTATTAATGCCAAATATCGTATAGGACTTACAGGAACGTTGGATGGCACAAAAACACATCAACTTGTACTAGAAGGTCTATTTGGCCCGGTAAACAAAGTAATCACTACAAAAGAATTGATTGATAAGAAGCAAGTATCAGATTTTGAAATCAAATGTTTAGTGTTAAAACATCCAGACGAAAAATGCTTAGAGTTGAAAGATAAAACTTACCAAGAAGAAATTGAGTATCTAATCTCAAGTGAAGCCAGGAATAAATTCATTAAGAATCTTGCAGTTAGCCTAGGTAAAAATACTTTAGTTCTCTATCAAATGGTTGACAAACACGGCAAAATCCTGTATGATAACATAAGAAATACAGAAAAGATAGGCAGTAGAAAAATATTTTTTGTACATGGTGGTACTGATACTGCTGATAGAGAAGAAATCAGACGAATAATGGAGATTGAACAAGATGCAATTGTCGTGGCAAGTTATGGTACTTTTAGTACTGGAATTAATATTCGCAATTTACACAATATCATATTTGCTAGTCCGTCTAAGAGCCGTGTCCGAAACTTACAATCAATTGGTCGTGGATTACGTCAAGCTGAAGGTAAAGAACAGGCAACACTCTATGACATCGCAGACGACCTCAGATGGAAAAAACACATGAATTATACTTTAAAACATTTCGTGGAAAGAACTAAGATATATACAGAAGAGCAGTTCCCATTTAAAATGTACAAGATAGGATTAAAAAATGTTTAGTACACAAATTATAAAATTACAGAATGGGGAAGATTTGATAGCTAATGTGGATATAAGTATAACAGGTTCACATTATATTTTAGAAGAACCTATGAGATTTTTTATAGACTTTAGAAATAATAACGCTTTAGTTATGCAACATTATTTGCCTGTGCAATTGGTTAAAGAAAACAAATTGTCGCTTAAAGACAAAGATATTTTAGCAATGATAGACCCTGACGAAGAATTTGTTGAGTATTATTATCATACGATTGAAAAGATTAAAAGATTATTGCAGGCTAAAGCCGATATTGCTGAAATGTCTGATGAGGAAATAAACCATATTATTAATGAATTTGAATTGGAAAACAATGAAACAGGAATATTACATTAAACTTCAAACCGGGACATACTCGATTCTAGAGACTTGTCAAGCATTTGTCAAGCATATTGGTGGCAATCATGGCGAATAAACAAAAACATTATATAAACAATGCTGATTTTCTTAAAGCTTTGATTGATTATAAAGAGAAGTCCGAACTAGCGAAGAAAGAGAATCGACCACCTCCTGTAATTCCAAATTATATTGGTGAATGCTTTATGAAGATTGCCGAAGGTCTATCACACAAGCCTAACTT